GCTCGCTGGACACCGGGCGTCTTCAAGCTAATAGAGAAGAGAAAGAAAGATGGATTCGCTCACGCTTCTTGAAAGGTCTTACCGGAAAAGCCGCCACGCGGTAGACGGAGAATGGCACGATAAATTTCGTTGGTGCTTTGGGGGCGACGGCGGTGGCGGTGACGGTGACGGCGACGCCGTCGACGAAGGAGAGCCGACCAGTGAGGAAGCTCAGGCCGAAGCGGACGAGGCTGCGGCTGCGGCTGCCGCTCAGTCGGACGCAGGCCGAGCCGGTTTTGACGGGTGGGGTTTATCCGGACTGCCCGGACCCGGCGAAGAAGAAGACTCTCACGGTTACATCGGGGTGGTAGACTACGACACCGGTTTGGTGGATCCGGCGGCTACACCGGCCAGTCAAGCAAACTTTTCAGAAACCTTCGGCATGACTCCCGCGGAGGCTGTTGCCGGTATCGCTGACCCTAGTGTCTTGGGGCTCGCACTGTCACCTTTCACGTCGGGCCTGACCGCGGCCATGGGCCTTTCCGGTTTGACCGGCATGGCCGCCGGGGCCGGTTTATCTGCCGCAGCCTCGAAAGCGGCAGACGCGACGGGACTTACGAGCGCGGTTGAAGACGCGACCGGGATTTCCCTCACCGAGGGAATCGGAAGTCAAACGGGTCTCTATGCTCGCGGCGGGCCCGTCCGCTTGCAGGACGGTATCGGTTCCCTTTACGGAAGACGGTAATGAACCTTTCAGAACACTTTACGCTGCGGGAGCTTGTTAAAAGCCAGACCGCAGCCCGCATGGGCATCGACAATACCCCGGACTCGTTCGCGGTAGCCTACATGGAACGGCTTTGCCGGGACATATTGGAGCCCGTAAGAGAACACTACGACGTTCCGTTCTCGCCGTCGTCCGGATACCGGTCGCCCGAGCTTTGCGAAGCAATCGGTAGCAGCCGCAAATCGCAGCATGCGAAGGGACAGGCAGCAGACTTCGAAGTGCCCGGCATCGACAACTTGGAACTGGCCGAGTGGATCAAGGACAACCTTGCTTTTGACCAGCTTATCTTGGAATGCTATATGCCCGGCAATCCGAACTCCGGGTGGGTGCATTGCAGTATCGCGGACACCTTGCGCGGAGAAGTCCTTACCTACACAAAGGGCGTAGGTTACAGCAAGGGCCTAAACGCTTAGAGAGTAAACTTGGATATATCGTAACCCTCTTCTTTTAAGCATAGGGCTATCTCACGTAGGCTCTTTTTGCCGAAATTGGGTATTCTTAAAAGAGACTGGGCGTTCTGAGATCGATAGAACTCTTCGATTGGCAGATGAATAAGGTTTTCGTCTTCTAAGCATCTTCCGGTTCGTAACCGAAAAGGCCCCAAATCTGACACGGTCACTTTTTCCTTTGGGATACTGGACAAGTAGCTCTGTAAAAGCTCCTCTCGTTTCAAAATCGCTTTTGTCCAGTTCAAGGACAAACTATATTTTTTGGAAAGATCTAGGGCGCTAGACCCTTCCTTGTGTTCTTTCAGCATCGTCGCGTTGCGCTTCCAATTCTCAAGGTATTTGTCTTTTTGCTTTTGCGACTTGTAATGGTCTTTTTCATTCGGGAATCGGTAATCCCACACTCTATCAAGCACATTACAGCTCATCTTGTTGTATATCATTTTAACCAATCTTTAACCTCTTCCCCAAGAACAGTGCCCGCCAGCACATTCTTTTCGTAAAGAGCGTCGAGTATCTTCTCGTCAATCGTCCCCGGTGATACGAGATCGATATACGTCACCGGCTTGCTCTGACCGATCCGATGTGCGCGGTCCTCGGACTGTAGGCGGATCTCCAAGTCGTAGCTATTAGAGAAGTAAACTACGGTGGTCGCTTCCGTTAACGTAATCCCGTAGCCCCCGGTCCGTGGTTGACCGACGAAGAAACGCAACTCGCTATCCGGGTCCTGAAACTGGTTGACGATCTCCTGCCTTTCGTCCTGCGGCGTCTCGCCATAATAAGCAGCCACGGAACGCGGACCGTGGGCCTCGGCAATCTCTTTCATAATCGTCTGTATGCTGTGCGTGAACGTCGCCCAGATAATCACCTTGCCCTGTACGTGTTCTAATACGTCCAGCAACTCAGGTATCCGGTTGCTCGGGATGTCTTGCAGGGGCTTTTCGTCAGGCTGAAAGAAACCGCAGCAGATCTGCTGGAGACGCATAATCTGTGTCAGGACACTTTGCGTAGTAGATAACGAGCCGTCACTCAGCGCGGCCAGCGCGAGTTTCTTCATTTGATCGTATACACTCTTCTGCTCCCCCGTCATCTCGACATTTCGTCGGATATAGAGCTTGTCCGGGAGATCGAGGCAGTCCGCTTTAAGTACGCGCGACGAAAAATTGTCGAGCTTTTCCGTAAGCTCATCTAGCCGCCGGTACCCTACAATTTCCTGAAAAGAGCGGTGCCCCATCGTGCGGCGCTGCACAACGGCATAGCGGTTCTGAAACGCAAAGTAACTCTTGGTATCAAGCGCTGACGGGCTGAGAAAGCTGCACTGCGAAAACAAGTCCATGGGGCTTTTTGTAATTGGAGAGCCCGTCAGGATCCTGCGGTACTTCGCAATATCGCGAGCTTTGACAACATTCTTGGTGCGAAGCGCTTTACGGTTTTTGATCGTTGTCGATTCGTCAACAACCATCATGTTGTCCGGGTTTCTTTCCAGAAAAACATATGAGGCCTCCGCTCCACGCTTTGAACTAAAGGCCTCGATATTGACGACAAAAACCTTTAAGCCGTCGAACGGGTTCATCACCAGATCGTAGAGCTCTTCCTCAAACTTTTTTGTCTTAGCCGGAATCCAACGCACCACCTTACGCGGTATGCCGTCGGGCAGATGCTGCGGAATCTCCTTCTTGACCCAGTTGTCGTACACACCCTTTGGTGCTACTACCAGCGCCGCATTTATTTCTCCGGCTTTGTAGAGCTTGCCCATGGTATCGACAATCACCTTGGACTTACCCGTTCCCATTTCCATGAAGAGCGCGTGATATTTCTTGGACCACGAGCCTGACAGGGCATCCATCTGGTGAGCGAAAGGCTTGGTTTTAAAGGCGTATTCGAGCATATGCTTTTCCTTGTTGACTATGCGAATATATCTGTATATATAAGCAGGGTCAAGGCTCCGAAAGGGGTTAGTTCAACGAACCACGAAAGGTGAAAAATGGAAGACAAGTTTGATCTTCTCAGCGCTCTTGAGAAAGAGCACGAAGATGCCGCAGCAAGCGGCGTCGAAACGGTAAGCCAAAACGGGCTTGCCAGCATTGCTCACACGGCTAGGTCAATACGTCTAGCGCAACAAGACGTTGAGCATGCGAAAGAAAGCCTCAAGGAAAAAGAAGCAGAGCTCCGCAGGCTGACAGACGAAGTCATGCCGTCGCTGTTCTCTGAGTTGGGTCTCACGTCCTTTACTTTGGACGACGGCTCAAAGCTTGAGGTTCGGCAGACCTACTCGGCAACTCCCTTAGCGGAGAACCGCCCAAAGGTTTACGAGTGGCTGCGCGAAAACGGGTACGGTGATTTGATTAAGAACACCGTGTTCTGCACCTTTGGTCGCGAGGAAGACGACAAAGCTCGGCAGTTCTTCGAACTTGCCGAAGAAAAGGGCTATGTCGCCGAAGCCAAGACCGAAGTACATCCGTCCACCTTGCGAGCTTTTGTGAGAGAGCGCGTAGAGTCGGGCGACACATTTCCAATGGACTTGTTCGGCGCATGGGTCGGACAACGTGCCACTATCAAGAAAGGGTAAACAACCATGGCAACTAACGCAGTAGCTAAGAAGAGCGGGAAGAACGAGGTCGCAACTGCCGACGCGCTTTTCTCAATGTTCGAAGAGGATTCCTCCGCGGGTCTGGAGAATCTTACTCAGGACGACCTTGCACTCCCCTTCCTGAAAATCCTGAGCGGGCTTGATCCGATTCTGGACGAGAGGGAAGACGCGCGTAAGGGGGACATCTACAACACCGTCACCGGCCAAATCTACAAAGGCAAGGACGGTATCAAGGTTGTCCCGTGCGCGTATCAGAAGCGCTTCATTCAGTGGGCCCCGCGTGGTTCCGGTAGCGGCGCACCGATTGCTGTCTACAGTCCTACCGAACAGCGCCCGGAAACTTCCCGCTCCAAGGAAGACAACAAGGACTATGTTGTCGGAGGGGACGGAGACTACATCGAAGAAACGCATCAGCACTTCGTTGTGGTCCTGAACGAAGACGGAAGTGCAGAGACCGCGCTTATCGCGATGAAATCAACGCAGTTGAAGAAGTCGCGGAAGTGGAACTCGATGGTCGCTGCCGTTCAGTTGAAGGGGCCGAACGGAAACGTTTTTACGCCGCCGCGCTATTCTCACGTCTACCTGATGAAGACCAGTCAGGAAGAGAACAGCAAGGGTTCGTGGCACGGCTGGGACATCTCTCGGGACGGGATGGTGGACAATGCCGAGCTTTACGGACGGGCGAAAGACTTCCACGACACAATCATGTCTGGCGAAGTCGTCGTGAAGCACGAGAACGAGTCTGGCGGCACCGCCGCATCCGACGACATTCCGTTTTAACAATGTGGGGGCGGCGCAAGTCGCCCCCAACCCTTTAAGGAAAGATTATGGACCACGCGAAAAAATTCGCGTCGGCTTTCCAAGGGCTATCGTCGGCATACTTAACGATGGTTGCCAAGGGCAAGAACGACGCAGGTAAGACCGAGGGAGAATACCAAGTCAAACGTGATGCAATCACGGAGGCTCACTACGCGGCTCACTTAGACGGGGTATCAAGCCTCGGCATCTTCTTACTCAACGAGAAGTCGATGGTGAAGTTTGGCTGCATCGACATCGACCAATATCCTCTCGAACACAAAAAGATAGTTGATTTCTTCGCCGAGAAGAAACTACCGCTGATCGTGGACCGCTCTAAAAGCGGCGGGGCCCACTGTTACCTCTTCAGCAAGGATTGGATGCCCGCATCAAAGATGCGAGAGGCCCTCCGTAAGATAGCCGCGGGCATGGGCCTCGGTGACGCGGAGATATTCCCTAAACAGGACCAGATCGACGTGGACCGCGGAGACGTAGGCTCTGCCATAAACCTGCCTTATTTTGGGCACGAGGACAGCTTACGACACGTCTTTAAGGCTGACGGCTCCGCTGCAACTCTGGAGGAGTTCTTTGAGCTTTACGACCAGAACGTCCAGACGCCGGAACAAGTCGAGGCGCTCTCCATTGTAGAGAAAAAGGATTTTATGAAGGACGGACCTCCGTGCCTTCAGGTCCTGCTGCCCAAGAAGATATCCGAGGGAGGCCGCAATAACGGCTTGTTCAACATCGGCGTCTACCTTCAGAAGGCCTACCCCGACTCGTGGGAAACAGAGCTCATGCAGTGGAACATGCAGTACGTTGATCCACCGGTGGGCCTGACAGAGATGGGGCAGGTCGTCAATCAGTTGAAGAAAAAGGACTACGCCTATAAGTGCAGCGACGCCCCTATCAACTCATACTGCGACCGGCCTACCTGTCTCATGCGAAAGTTCGGTGTTGGCGGGGCCGCATCCGCAGCAATGGCTAACCTTCGCAAGTACGATAGCCTGCCGCCCATCTGGTTCTTAGATGTCAACGGCACACCTATCGAACTGGATACCGAAGGCCTCATGTCGCAGCCCGCTTTCCAAAAGGCTTGCATGGAGCAGCTAAATTTCCTGCCGCCTACGTCTACGAAGCAGACATGGGAATCACGGATCGCGGCCCTGCTGTCTGAACTGCGAGATAATTCATCGGCAGTTATACCAGTGGCCGAGGAGGAAAGTACGCAAGGTATCTTCTACGAGTATCTGAAGGACTTCTGCGTTCAATTCCAGCAGGCCAACAACCGTGAAGAAATACTCATGGGCAAGCCGTGGACGGACGACGAACAGAACCTCACCTTCTTTCGTCTTCGCGACCTAGAGTCTTTCCTCCAACGGAACAAATTCTTTGAGTACAAGCGGACGAAGATCGCGCAGCGCCTCAGAGAGATCGGTGGAGTTCACAACAAGCTGAAGGTTCAGGGCTCAACGATAAACGTCTATCGGATTCCCGCCTTTCAGTCTGACGATATAAAGATTAAGGGAACTTTTGACAGTCATGCAAACGACGCACCCTTCTAAGTGGTTCCGTATATTCGGTCCGCCGGGCACCGGCAAAACCACTCGCCTCCTGAACGAGGTGGACAAACTGCTTCTCGAAGGAGTTCCGGGAGTAAAGATTGGTTTCTTTGCGTTCACTCGCAAAGCCGCCAACGAAGCCAAAGGCCGGGCGATGGAGCGGTTTTCCCTAAGCCCGGACGATGTCGGAAACTTCCGTACCCTCCATAGCTTCTGCTTCAGGCATTCCGGTATAGGCTTCGATCAGCTTATGACGAAGGAGAACTGGCGAGAGCTTTCCGAAAGCGTGGGCTTCGACCTTGGCTGGGATCAAAAAGATCCAGACGCGGTAGAGGATTTAGCAACAGCGCTGCCGGACAAGCAGTCCGTGATTAACCTAATCACGATGGCGCGGATCAAACAGATCACGTACCGCCAAGCTTACGACCAGTGGGACTACGCGCACAAACACCCGTGGAACGAAGTCCTGTATATCTCGTTGTCGTACGATAAGTACCGGGAAATGACCCGGACCTACGATTTCACAGACATGCTTATTAAGTTTCTGGAAAACGCAGAGGAAACGTGCCCCACGTTCCACACCGTTTTCATTGACGAAGCTCAGGACCTGTCACCCCTTCAGTGGAAGGTCGTGAAGGCCATCTCTGAAAAGAGCGAACGCGTCATCGTGGCCGGTGACGACGACCAAGCGATATTCCGGTGGGCTGGGGCAGACGTTGACACGTTCTTGAAGCTACCGGGGATGTCAGAGACGCTGTCTAAAAGCTGGCGGATACCCGCTCAAGTTCACAGCCTCGCCGAATCAGTGGCCGGGCAGATAGCTAACAGGTACCCCAAAAAGTATCTTCCAAAAGAAGATAAAGGTTCTGTGTTCTGGATACATGGTATCGAGTCGATACTCCCCGAACTGGAAGAGGGAACGTGGCTTATCCTCGCGCAGTGCGGCTATATGCTGGAGGAAACGGAAGACCTGCTCCTCGCTGGCGGTTTTTTCTTCGAAACTAAAAATCGCAAAAGCGTCCCGGATAAAGTAATAATGGCCGTGGCGGCGTGGAGAAAACTTCAATCCGACCAAGAGATTAGTGGCGAAGAGGTTCGGGCTATATATAACTACCTTATTGTTGGGCCCGACGTTCGTCGCGGATTTAAAACTGCTCCCGGGTTAGAGGACGACGATCACGTAACCTACGACGACTTGCAAAGAGACGTAGGCCTTCTGGTCGAGAAGAACCAACCGTGGTTCTCGGCCCTTTCAAAAATACCTGAAAAGCAAAACCTCTACCTTCGTTCGATAGAAAACAGGGGCGAGAATTTTCAGGGCAAGGCCCGCATCTCGCTCTCAACAATTCACGGCGCGAAGGGCGGAGAGGCGGACAACGTCATCTTGTTCACAGACCAGAGTCACGCTTCTGCTCGCGAAGCTCAGAAAAACGTCGAAGGAAGCAACGACCTGCACCGAACCTTTTATGTCGGTATCACGCGCACCAAAAACCGTTTGTTTTTAGTAACACCTCGTTCCGAAAAAGAGGCTTACCGCCTCGATCACCTTATCTAAGGGAGGCACTTATGAGCACTCTACAAATGGCGCTTGACCTTACGGGAAGCCTGAAATCTGAATGGGTTCCTCCGGGAGAGCTTCCAGACATATTCGACGCTAAGCAAATAGCGATTGACCTTGAGACGCGGGACCCCAACCTGACTACCCTTGGTCCGGGTTGGGCGCGTAAAGACGGGGAGGTAGTCGGCTATGCCGTAGCCATAGACGGCTGGTCCGGTTACTTCCCCGTCAACCACCTTGGCGGGGGAAACCTTGACAGGAGGCTCGTCGAAAATTGGATGAAGAAAGTCTGCGCTGGTCCGGGAGACAAGATCTTCCATAATGCCCAGTACGACGTAGGCTGGTTGAAGGCTCAGGGTATTGAGGTCAGCGGACGCATCATCGACACGATGGTCGTAGCTAGCCTCATAGACGAGAACCGGCGGTCGTACTCTCTTAACGCTTTGGCGTACGACTATCTCAACAAGGTCAAGTCTGAGAAGGAGTTGATAGAGGCCGCTCGCGCCTTTGGCATCGACCCTAAAGCCGAGATGTGGAAGATGCCGTCCATGTACGTCGGTAAATACGCAGAGGTGGATGCCGAGCTCGCCCTCGAACTTTGGAACTTCTTCAGGCAGAAGATTGGGGAAGAAGGTCTTGAGGATATCGTTAACCTCGAACTGAAGCTTCTCCCGTGCCTCATAGAGATGACATGGCGAGGCGTTCGGGTCGATCTGGACGCGGCGGAAAAGACTAAAGAAGCCCTGATTCGGCGAGAAGCCGAAACGCACAAGCGCATTAAAGCTCTCGTTGGAAACAACGTCGAGATATGGGCGGCGCGTAGTTTAGCGGACGCGTTCGATAAGCTGTCTATCGCTTACCCTAAAACGGAAAAAGGCGCACCGTCGTTTACGAAGAACTTTCTTTCCGACCACGACCACGAGCTTGCTAAGCTTGTCACGGAAGCGCGAGCCTTGAACAAAATCCAAGGCACTTTCGTAGCGACTATCCTAAAGCATGTCGGGGAAGACGGGCGTATTCACGGGCACATTAACCAGATTCGCTCAGATGACGGGGGAACCGTGTCGGGGCGGATATCAATGAACAACCCCAACCTACAGCAAATCCCGGCCCGCGACCCTGAGCTTGGGCCGATGATCCGCTCGCTATTCTTACCAGAAGAAGATGAGCAGTGGGCGTCGATTGACTTCTCGCAGCAGGAACCGCGGATCTTGGTTCACTACGCGTCTGTCTTTGGCAAGGCACGTAACCTTCCATTGCGGGGAGTGGACGAGTTTGTTGAGGGGTATTGCAACAATCCCGACATGGATTTCCATACCATGGTCGCGGAGATGGCTCAGATCAACCGTAAGCAAGCCAAGACGATTAATCTTGGCATGATGTACGGAATGGGCGTCAACAAGCTCTCCGAGCAGTTGGACATCCCGGTGGACGACGCAAAGGTGCTCATCAATCAGTACCACGAGCGCGTCCCGTTCGTGAAAATGCTGATGCGTGGCGTCACGGACCGCCTGAATGACAAAGCTAGCGGCGGAGCTATCCGCTCGCTTCGGGGGCGAAAGTGTCGCTTCGACCTTTGGGAGCCCGACACATTCTCGATGAACAAGGCGATGCCTTATCAGGAAGCCGTACTTGAGTACGGGCCGACAGCGCGGCTGAAGAGGGCGTATACCTACAAAGCTTTGAACCGACTCATTCAGGCGTCGGCTGCGGACATGACCAAACAAGCGATGGTAAATGTCTATGAAACTGGTAAAATACCTCTCATACAGATTCACGATGAACTGGCCGTGTCGGTGAAAGACAAGACAGAGGCCGAGGGCATCGCAAAGATTATGGAGGCCGCGGTGCCTCTGGAAGTTCCCAGCGTCTGCGACGTAGAGATCGGCGCAAGCTGGGGTACGGCAGCGTAGTTCCTCCCTTGCTACGCTAGGACCGTTAAACTCCCCGCCTAAGTGGTTTGTTCCGTTTAGGCGGGGTTTTTTATTCTGTACAATAACCCTTGACATAGTCCCATAGCCTCCCATACCATATCTTCATCACTAACCACGGAGATAGAAATGAGCGACTACAGAATTTCTTTCATATACCAAGATTCAAACGACGACTGGTGGTTTGCCGTCGCCGAAGAGGGGGACGAAGCTTCAGACCGGAAGTCATGGTTCGACCCATCCCGTGAGTCATGGTTCGACGACCTGATCTACGCTGGCCCCTGCCTGACCCGCGAGGACGCCGAAAACTGTGCCGACCTTTTCCAGAATACCGGATATGGCGCGGAGGAACTTGGGCCAAGAGGTCTTTTGGCACCGCCACCCGAACGCTTGCAGTTCAGCCCATTGGCATTGAAACCGGAGCCGGAATACCTTCCGAAGCTTGAGAGCTTCGTTAGTCAATCGGGCGCAAAAGACTAACGGAGGAACCAGTGGGGGGATAAACCTCCGCTTTCTTGTTGCCTTTGTCGATAACATCCTATATGTTCGCTTATAGTCATACAGAGGAGTTTACGATGGACACCAGTAAGTGGAAAAGCATCCTTGTTCCGATTGAAACATATAAGGAAATCAAGGTCCGAGCCCAGAAAGAGGGCCGCACTCTAAGTGGTCAGCTTCGCCTGATACACGCAGAGTCCGAAACCTTTCGACAGGCTTACCCGAGCGATGCCGCTTCCGTAGACCTGCCTACGTCCGATGGCTAAAGCATCAAAATCCGCTATCGGATCAGACGGGTTCAAGGCCGTAAGGACCCCAAAGAAAACGTCTATAGGCCAGAGCGTTCATTCTCGGCCCACGAATAAGCATAAACGACGCAGCTTCAAGCGCTACCGGGGCCAAGGAAAGTGAACCTCCCCGCGGCACTTCTGTGTCTGGCGCAAGCCGTTTTCTTCGAGGCAAGAGGAGAGCCGTTTATTGGTAAGGTAGCGGTCGCTTCGGTCGTAATGAACCGCGTCCTAGATCCACGTTTCCCGGACGAAATCTGTGACGTGGTCAAGCAGGGACCGACCTACAAGTCTCGACCGGAAATACCCGTGCGCCATCGTTGTCAGTTCAGCTTTTATTGTGATGGTAAAAGCGATGAGCTAAACATGGGGCTACAGTCCGCGCAGGAGTCCGTAAATGTTGCGTTGATGATGGCACAGGGCACAATCTTTGACGTGACAGAGGGCGCTACCTTTTACCACGCGGTATATGTCAACCCAGATTGGGCACAGACAAAAGTACGTACCGTTCAAATAGACAACCACATTTTTTACAGGTGGGAATGAAAAAGACAACGGCTTGGACGCCTGAAAAAAAGCAGCGCGTATTTGATATGCTCGACCAAGGAATGACGGGAAGACAAATAGCGGATATTATGGGCGTCACACGAAACTCCATCATGGGCCTCAAATATCGAGAGTATAAGGGTGAAACGGTACGTAAGCGCCCGAAACGCCCTCTCTTGGAAGAAGAAAAGAAACTTTTAGAGGCGGGTACGCACTGGCACCGTAGGTGCCTAAAATGTCTTAACGAGCACGTACTCGAAAAGAACACCTTCCTTTGTAAAGAGTGTAAAGAATCGCCAATTTTTAGTGGAATGGTTTAACGCCCGCTTGACACAATAACTCGGTACAGTCATATTCGGCTTCTCCTCGGGTCTGTGCAAAGCCCCCGGAGAGTTCTCCAAGGTTGTTGAGGGAAGGGTCCTGTTAGTTGGGTAGCAGGGCCCTTCTTTTTTTTGTTGACACCCCTTATATGCGATAATATAAGGGTTGCATTAATCAACCGGAGAACGAACATGCAATACAACGACAAGCCCGATACCGAAGCCGTTGAGAACTGGCCCGAAGCCGTTCGGTGGGTCTCTCACGCCGTAAAGATGGAGTCCGCGCGGCTCATGGAAGAGGGCCAAAGCGGTAGCCCTAATGCTTTCCTCAAGGCAGAGGCCTTACGTAAGGCGTGGAAGCGGATCCTTCGAGGATGAAGCTCTACACGACAGAAAACCAGTATCACGATCTGGCAGAGCTAACCCAGAAGGGCCGGTCGCGCACCGTGGGCCTTCCACGAGTGGCTGTGCGTAATATAATACTGGACCACAGTAGAATGGCTGCGAAGCTTCACCACTTAGGCGAGGCCATCGAACCCGGTAAACCCAACAAGGAGAAATGAGATGGAAGATTTGATTGTTCAGATTTTTATCGAAGGCTTCTTAAAGACAATCTTAGGCATCTAAGATGCCTGTTCTTCATATCCGGCTTGAATGCGAAGCTTGCTACGGTCAGGGAAAGGTTTCTTACACCCCACGCCTTGACCTAGAAAGCAGCGCCATCTGCCCCGAGTGTGACGGCGAAGGGCAGAGCCGGATATGCGAGACCATGTTTGAGGACGCCGACGAAGTGAAAGAGCAGTACGGAAGTAAAGTTCTAAGCTTGGAGGAGATCGATGAAGATTCCGATAACCATTATTGTCGATGGTAAACCCGTAAAGGTTCTGGCAACCCCCGGACGACCCGCGGTTCACGAGCCTTTCCACGAGGAAATTTACGACGAGCAACTGGAGGCGGACAAAGAGACCATCAGGGACGGATGGGTAGAAGAGGTTGCCGACGATTGACACAGAAAGAGAAAACCAGATGGCCGAGATAATACCGTTTCCGAACAGCGGGGTTCCCGAACCGGAGAATCCCGAACCTCCTAAAGGGTCCATCGACCTCACAGAAACAATTTCAAATATCTTTCAGTCTCTCGAAACAAATCTGGCTACGTCTCACATGATGAACGCCGGTAATCTTTCCGAACAAGGAATGGATGCGAAGGATGCGTACATCGTATCCAGCGTGGCGATGATTCAAGCGCTATTGACCATGGCAGCCCAGTATGCCGCCTCTCTCGATAAAACCGAGCCAGTGGAACTGGGGTACACGCTGTCAATAAAAGAAGGCACTGAACCAGCAGACGCGTACGAGTTCTTCGAACACGAGTATACCGCTGCGCTAGTCGATCCCGACGTGCCCGCAATTTACACAGAGGACTGGGAACTTTAATGAGCGACGCAGTAAACAAGCCCGACCACTATGCCCGGTGGGCTATCGAGCCCATTACTTTCATCATGAAAAACGACATGGAGTACTGGCGCGGAAACGTCATAAAGTACGCCAGTCGCGCCGGGTACAAAGCCAAAGAAGGCTTGTCTCAAGAAGAGGCAGAAATCGAAGACCTACGCAAAGCCATCCGGTATTGCGAGATGAGGATCAACCAAATCCTCGGAGAGGAGGAGCTATGAGCACCCAAAAAGCCCTGCTCCTGCTTTTCCTTATCGTTGGATGCCTCGTTTACCTTCATTCGTTTTTTTCATAAAAACCACGGGCGCAAAAACCCCTTGACCGTATGCCGGGAGTCTTTTAATGTCGCATACGTTAACCCCAACCAAGGAGGTCCCGTTATGGGCACGCCGACCGAAACTATCTCCTAAACGCACTACGCCTCGTGGGCATGTCGCTCACGGGGCCATACTCAACCCCACTAACAGGAGAATTACTATGGCACGACTCAGCAGTTCCGAACGCGATACCGTCCTCAAAGGTATCAACATGCTGCGGCGGATTAACCGCGAACTCCTCGACACCTACACCGTCGATATCAAAACCATCAGCGACGCCGAAGACGTGTGGCGCGAGATGAAAGACGTATTCGGCGGGAAAAATTTCGTCGAGCGGATGAACTGGTACAGCGACGTAATCTACAAGACCGACGCTGAACTGGAGGCCGACGAAGAAGCGAGGAGGCAGGAGGAGGAAAAACAGGAGGAGGAAAACGATGTCAGCGTCTAGCGCAGCAGAAATCCTCGGACTCCAGCTCGTGACAAACGAATACCTCGTCCGGAAACTACGCGACCGCGCAACCGACATTGAATGGACCAATGGCGACGAAGCAGAAGCCGAACGACTCCGAGCACGGGCCGCGGAACTCGAACAAAACTGCGCCAAAGCGCGATGGGTAATTTGACCCTATTACGGTGAGGCCCATTATGAGCTTTCTCCCAACGGTGCGAAAGCGATGAAGCAGTCCTGAATGATCGCGGGCCTCGGCCCTTCCCGGGTTACTTTCAGCGATTAAGGCTGCAACCGTCTTTTTACCCCATCCGGCCACTCCGTCCGGGTGGGGTATTTTCAACCGACGCTGAAAAACAGTGTTAAATGACAACCGATGCTGAAAAACAGTATTAGATGCTGAAAAACAGTGTTAAATGACAAACGACGCTGAAAAACAATGACTTAGGGTGCGACAATATGTCGCATTTACATATGGGATAAGATGTGATATTATAGGACATAATAAAGAAGCGCCCGACCGGGGCGAAGCGGACTATTTTTCGCAGTGCGATGGCCGCCTCTCTGACCCCCGGCGAAAAGCGCCGCCGCTCTTTGTCATTGTGAATACGTCCAGCTTCTCAAACGAGCCGTGGGCTTCTTACAAGGAGATAACCATGGAATACGAACTAGAGACATACGAGCTTGTTCAAGTTAAAGGCGGCAAGCGACGAAAGATTTGCGAACTCCAAGAAACAGACCCCAACAACTGGCGCTTCGCAACCAAAAGTCTTTTAGACAATCCGGTCTTCGACCTGACCGACTCCGAAGCGTCCCAGATGATGCGCGACCACCTCGACGAGTACCTGAGCTTCACGAGAGGTTAGCCCATCCCTCTCATCCAAAAATAAGAAACCAGCCACCGCGGCCCACGGTTCATTTGAGAAGCTGGACACCGACCTGTTGAGTGGCCCGTGGACCTCGGACCATGGAGAACCAAATGACAGACCACATACTTAAAAACGGATACACCTTCCTCGCCGTCTCGGGCGGCTACTACGGAGGGTGGGCTAAGGCCCTTGACCCTGTAACTGCCATCAAAGCCGCAGTAAAAGAATACGGTGCCAATACCCTTGGGAAGAAAGACGGCATCGCCGTCACGGTAATGTACGGCCCAAGCGAAACGCTGAATTGCGGAGATATGGGAGGCTTCACGTATAAAGCTACCCCGGAAGAGAGACCAACCCCGATAGGGTTGTTCTTCTGCAAAGGCCGGACCATCAAGCCGATGAAAAAAGGCGACATGAATCCGGACCATCCAGATCATGAAGAGTGGATGGACCAGACATTTAACGACATCGAAAAGAATGTCGCGTACTGGATAGAAAAGAACGAGAGCGCAGAAAAAGAAAAGGCAGAAAGCGATCTGCGTGAACTCGTAGACGAACTAACCGACCACTAACCCTTAATCAGTAACCACGGCCCACGGGCCTCTCAACAGGTTGGAGTTATTTCCCATATATATACCCCCTCCCAAATTATTTTTTTCGAAAAAATTATTTTTGACGTGGAACCGGTGGAACCGTGGAACCTTTGCTCTGTAACCCGCAGTATTCCTCACTTTTTAGGTTCCATTTTAGGGTTCCACTAGGTTCCATTAACTCGATGATTCGATAGCATTTCAAAATGGTTTTTCAAAAAAATTGATTTATCCCCCTAATATATATAGAGAATAACTGTCGAACTCATGCGAATTAACTGTAGAAAGAAATCCGGTGGGAAAGCACAAGGTTAAGAAGTCTGAAGCAGATCCGAACTGGGTCGAGACCCGAGGCCGTAAGCCTCTTTCTGTAAACACCAAGTTGACGAGAAAGCAGGAGCTTTTTGTTAAAGAGCTTGTCAGCAAGGACGGGCAGATCACGTTGAGGGAGGCCGCCATCAACGCAGGATACCCTGCCAGCAGCGCTCACAGCCGCGCCTATGAACTCACCAACCCGGACAAGTCTCCCCACGTCGTCGCGGCCATTCGGGCCTACAGGGCAGAACTTGATGCCAAGTACGGGGTGACGTATCAGCGGCACCTGCGTGACCTGCAAACGATTCGAGACATGGCGCTTCAGAACGGCGCTTATTCCGCCGCTGTACAAGCGGAGTATCGCCGAGGTCAGGCGCAGGGCGATATCTATGTCAGCAAAAGCGAGATTCGGCACGGGTCGATAGATTCCATGTCTAAGGACGAAGTACTGAAAGCCCTAGAGGAGATAAAGCAGAGCCATGCCCCGATCACCATCGACATCACTCCCGAAGAGTCGGACAATTCCGCGAACCGCGGCAAAGCGAGAAAGCGGCTTGTGGAAGATAATGAAAGAGGGGATATCGAAGAGCTCCCGGAAATTGACGATGACGAGGCTGGAGACGTGGGCGACGCCGGGGGTTCCTGACGTCGTAATTCAAGACGAGAACGGCCTGTTCCATTTTGTCGAGCTAAAGCACACGGGAGGCACCGCCATAGAGTTATCCCCGCATCAGGTAACGTGGATGGATAACCACAAGAGCGGAAGCGCGTGGATATTGGTGCGGCGCTCGACCTCGAAGGACGGTGATTCGATCCGCGTCTACCATGCTTCGAAAGCCGTTGATGCCCGGATGACCGGCATAAAATGCCCGGAGGATTTATTCGAAGAGCCGCCCTTCGATTGGGATAGAATTATGGGCTTGATATGTCCGCTCTAATCGCATAGACTCCCAACCCTCAACAACCGATGGAGATAGTTATGAGTTACAAACCTGTTTTTGTTATGGGCGACGGTGAACGCGTTTCGAACGCCCAGCGGTTTAAAACCGAGGAAGAGGCCTTGCTTGCTGCCTTTACGAGATTCCGCGCATGGACCATGCCGGTCGATTATGGTGCTGACGAGTCCAGAGATCCGGTAAATTATCGCTGGGACGAGAATCTCGCCGCTGCGGTTTGCTTGGAGGCCGCCTAATGTTTCTGTTCAGCATATTAGGCCGCCTGCTATACGGTCCCGACTGGAAAAAATACGCGAACGCCAAACCGCCGCGCACAACGCGACGACGAACGCGACGACGCAGTTATTAAAAAAGATTAAGCCCGGTATTGACGCCGGGCTTTTTCTTGATCTAATGTATGCGAGTTAACCCATACCACGGAGAAAGAACATGTTGAATTGCACCGCCGCCAGCCGCGCCAAAAAAACCGCCGGGCTTGCTGTCACCTATCGCGCCGCCCCCGGCGATATGTACGGCACCTGTCCGGACACCTGCCCGCTAAAACCGGTCGAAACAAAAACTCGCGAGATAGACCGCGAGTATGAGAGCGCTGTCCGGCATTCCGTACCGAAACGCGGGCTGGCGTTTTTGTTTACGCATTTCGCCCCGCACCTATGGGCCGAACGCAACACCGGCGACCGGGCACAATGCACGTTTAATTATTCCGCCCCGACCCTCGAGGCCGCCGCAAACGAAACCGCGCTAGGCAATGCCAGCGTGGCCGTCGTGCCCGCCGATTATTGGAGCGACCGCGATAGCGACAAGATAACAATCGCGAACGGCGTCCGTGGCGTACGCTGCCCCGACGAGACAACCGGGATCGGCTGCGCCAGTTGCGGCGGCGGGCGTCCTTTGTGTTCTCGCGCCGACCGCGAATATTTCATTGTTTTCACTGCGCACGGCGTATCTAAACGAAAGGCGGGAGACAATGCCGAGCGGGGCGGATGCTATGCGGGCGGCGGTAACGTCGCCTTGCATTGGCGCGGTTTATCCAATCGCGAAGAGCCCGCCGAGTCTGACGCCGCCGCGCATCGGGATTTCGTCAAAACGCTGCGCCCTCATACTATTTTGAGGGCTCACATTGCGGGCGATATCGGGCGCGTTATTGCGGCATAAAATAAACCGTTGACACAGTACGCGACATTATGCGAGAACATCGGGGCGGGGTAATTCCGCCCCGTTTTTTTTATCACGGAGAACTGAACAATGGCACACGAACTTGCAACACAAGAAGACGGACGCATCGCGATGGCATATCGGGAGACCGACGCGGCCCCATGGCACGCGCCGGAGACC